CACCAAAAGCTCCTCTTGAAATTGCTTGATCAGCTATTGCACCTAAACCTTTTGATGCTTGTGTATCGAATTCTTGTAAAGTTGTATCAATAACATCTCTTTGATATGGAGACATAAAAGCTTCATAAGCTTGTGGTCCAGTTCTAGTGGATGCTGTTTGTAAGAAAGGCGCATATGAACCTAATCCTGATGCTTGTCCAATTGCTTGTTGTTGTAATGGATCTAGGCCCGCTACAAACTGTGGACCATATACACTTGCTAAATTAGCAGTTCTAAAATCACCTGTATCTTTTTGAAGTTGTGCTAAATATGGTTTTGCAGCTGCTTCTATAAATGGAGCTGGTTGATTTATTTGTGTTAATGTTTCAGCCATTATACTCTCCCACCATTTTCTAATTTTTTCATCATGTCATACATACGTTGTGCACCTTTATTAACGTCGCCATCGCCCATACCTCTTACAGCATCGGCAGTAAATACAAATTCATTATTTGAAAGCATCGCAGGGATGTCGTCTGCCTTCTCTTTTACACCAACTGGAGGAATAAATCCACCTGTTTCTCGTAAATCTAATTCAGTTATTCCAGCAGGATTTCTATTTAATGGTAAGCCCATGACCCCTGATGCCTGAATCGCGTTATCTTCTGCACTATCTCCAAAAGCATAGCCTATTCTACCACCATCAGCCACCATTTGTTTTTGTTCCATGACTTTTTTTCTACGCATGTCTTCTTTATATTCTTCCATTAATTGATTTTGTTTCATCATTTTTTCTATCATTTCTCTTTCTTCTAAATATCTACGAAAATCTTCTGGAGTTCCTTGATCAAAACCTATTCTACCACCTTCTGCATATCCACCTGCACCAGATATGTATTCATTAACATCGTTTTCCACTTGCGCGGCTATAGCACTTGCTTCATCAGGGGAATCTTTAAACGTTCTTTGTAATTCATATGCTTTTTTTAATTTTGCCTTTAGTGATGGTATATCTCTACCTGCAATAGGTTTAGACTCTCCTTCTGCTTCTTCTCCCGCTAGTATAGCAGCTAAAACTCCACCACTACCTCCAACTTTTAACATATCTCCTAAAAGATTTTCTTTTCCACCTTTTAATTTTAATAAACCACCAATATTAGTTCCTAGATTTCCCATAGAAAATCCTCCCCCAGCTTGTAAAAAAGGTAATGATTTACCGAAAAATGTTCCACCACCTAATCCATATCCAGCCGCGGCTAATAATGCTAATTTACCAGCGTCTGATTTAACTAGACTGCCAATACCTTTAGTAATTCCTTTAACACCTTTACCAACTGCTTTTGCTACCTTACCTAAAAAATAACCTTGTCTAGGTTGAACATCCATAATGCCACCACCCATTCTAAGTTGTCTTTCCATCATGCCTCTAGTTATTGCCATCGTATTATACTATATAAAATTTTCCTATTTTACAACTATTCTGATGCAGTTCCTATAGGTGGCATAGCCGCTACTTTTATCTTCACGGATCTTACTACCTCTTCTCTAACTGTATCAGTATTCTCGTTATTTATATCATTTTCAGCTTCTTCATCTGAAGCATACTCATAATTCGTTCTTTTATTACGTAAAACTACCTCTGTTTCACATTCAATAACTGGTACTTTTTTACCATCTATAATCTCGTATCTTACTGACCCTTCTTCTTTAAACGCCATATTTCCTCCTAATCTCTACTTATTTCTAATATTGATGATATAACATGCAAACGATCAGCATCTGCGGCTGTTACTTTTAATATTTCATTCTCTTCTAATATAACAGGCTGTGTTAAAAATTCTACTGTTTGATGACCAGATACTGACTTTACATCAAATAACACAAACACATTACTAGAGGCATCTGTTATAGTTACTGTAAGAGTGCTTCCATTATTACTATCATCACAAACTAAAATTGATTTAACAATTGCTCTAGAATCTGATGGCACAGTATACAAGGTTGTTTCACTTGCAGTTGTTAAATCTAGTTTTGCGTTTTTATAAATATTAGCCACTTATAAACCAAGAAAATCTTTCTTGCTCCTGTTTTTGTTCATTCAAAAATGTTGAATTCAATTGTTCTGTAATTAAGTTAATAGCTCTGTTGATTTGTTTTTGGTTAGAAACATCATATTCTTCTTTTGGTTCAGGTAATCTTATTACTATTTTAGCCATTAAAAGCTACCTGAATATGCTGTTGGGTTTGCTGAGTATTCTTCTCTAGTGCTTGCACCATCAAATCTATTGTTACCACCACCGGAATTGTTATTCCCACCACCATGTAGTGATTGACCAATTTGATTTTGAACTTTTGCATACTCTATATTTCTTCGTTCTTTTTCTTTTCTCTCTAAATAGTCTGCAGGGTCTTCAACAATTTGAGATTTCTTTTCTTTTTTCTGAACTTCAATAAAATTTTTTAGTTTATTTAAATCACTGATACCACCTATATCTCCTTGTTTAGGACCAAAGTCATATCCAGTTAAACCACCAATTAAACTTACAAGACCTGGAGCAATATCAAGTCCAGCGTGTGTGATGTTTTTACCATCGTAAGTTTGATATTGTCCTAACGTTGGATTATAATAACCGGTTTCTGTATCTAAAATATCATACTCACCAGTTTTTTCATTATACCTTGCAACTTCAAATTCTTTTGACTTAGACATATCTAAATTACCAAAAGCTCCATCACCTCTAAATCTATCATCACCTCCTGTATTTCTTTCAGGATATAATAATCTAAGTTGTTCTGCTGTTAGACCTGGAGTGGTTGCTGCTATGTTAGCCGCTGCAGTTGGTGCAGTATATGTAAAAGGTGAATTAGTAAATATACCCGATATACTTGGTAAGCCTTGATTTAAATAATCAGCTTCACTTTGTGGTAATCCAAATTGGGTTGTATATGGTGGCACTATCTTCTCCCGTCCGGTTGAATATCTATTTTAAATGTTCCAAATCTCCAAGACTCAGAGATAGAATCATTTTCTATTTTAATATTAACAAATCTACCTCTTGCTCTTGTATCCTTTTTATCAGTAGATGATGTAATTGTAAAGGGACTCAGGCTAGTATTAGTATCAGATTGCTGCGGATATCGCTTTACAGCCATTGTTACTTTAGCATTACCAGTCAATGTTTTAAAATCAGGCACAAACCTTCTTACTGCTAGAAATATTTCACCTGCAATAGCTGGACCTGTAGGCTGACCTGTAGCACTTCTTTGCCTATGTTGTAAGTCAAAATCAAATGATTTAATAAAAGATGTTACAGCTGTTGTACTACCGTTAGGGTTAACTTGATCGGTTCCTACTTCATGTTCAAAGAAGGTAGTTTGACCTAAACCAGTTTGTCCTACAACAACAGGAAACGTACCTGTTGCTGAAGAATCATATTTTGTAGCATATGGTTTTTGATAGATTGTTGCATCAATCCAAGTAGTTCTTGCTTCTGTTCCTGCATACCAAGACTTTTCTCCATAATTAAGAACCACATATTTATTATTAAAATCAGAACCAGACGATGGATAATACCACACAACTTCTGTGTATAAATTATTTAAGCCTGCATATACTTGTTGTCCTTTTGTTGTATCAATATTATCAAAAACAAAATCTTCAATAGAACAAGGTAAAGTTTTAACTGTACCATCAAACATAAAAAAACCTTTTGTTGATAACCAAAAGGCTACCCCATCAATTTCTACAGCTGCGTTCTTACCAATTAATCCACAGTTAGTACCTACTTGTTCAAAACCAAATGTAAAAGGTGCACCAATAAACTTCATTGTATACAAAGCATTATCTGTCCATATCAAAATAGTTTCTTTTGCTTTTAAAGCACCCATAATTTTTGTACCATCTTGTAATCTTTGTGATCCTGCTGAATTAATTGCAGTTGCTACATAATCATTAATATCTTCTTTATCTGAAAATCTTATAAACATATCATCTTGTGTTGCAGTATTACCAATGGTTGTTTCAGTTCCAAGATGTATTAAGTGTCTAGTTGTTGGTGATACTAAAGTGACTCTTGATGCTGTAGGATTATTTCCTGTTGCAAAACCTGATGTTGTTGTAGATGCTCTAACTGTTAATCTAGATGCATCCCCTGCATTCCATGTAAACGTTTTACCATTTGCAATTGTTGCAACTAATACTTCACCAAAATTACTAAGACTCCAGAGGCCTGGTTCTAGACTCACGTC